AACTAATTGTTGTTCTTTAGAACCAGAACCTAATCCAACTACAATATTAATATTATATTTATCTTTCCATTCAGTTGGTCTTACTGGAATAAATACATTATTTAATTGTACTAATCTTTCTACTTCTTGGTATTTAACTGTTAATTCAAAAATCTTTTCAAATAATTCTTTAACACCAGTCTCAGCAAATATTCTAGCAATTAACTCCATACGCATTTGTGTTTGCGTCATTAGAGTATTAATTCCTGTTGCAGTTTTATTTAAACTATCAGCGTCTAATCCTTGTGCGTATCTTGTAACACCAGTTCTTGTTTCTCTAACTGTGTCTAAGTATTCAAGTAATGGAAATGCTTGAGCAGAAATTGTTTGGTTCTGCATTGGTAACATAACTTGAGATGGTGGTTGTTTTGTTCTTACAACTCCGCCTGGTCTGGCCGTAAGTAAATCATCAAGATTTACCATTCCATCCATAATCGCAATACGATTATTATTTGTTAGATACATGTTGTCTAACAACTGTCTTAAAACTGTAGATTTAATTAATTGAATATCTTGTACTAATTCAGAAACTGATCTGCCATAAAATCTGTGTGGCATTGGTATTGGAGTTAATGAACAAAAAGGAATTGAATCAACTTCAACGTTATCTAATATTGCATCAGAAGTATCTCCAACAACTGTAATCTTTCTTAATTCTGCAAGACCATCTCCATCAAAATCTAATCTTACATAACATTCAAAAACGTCAATTGCATCTGTTGAAGAATCTGGAGAAGATGTAAATGGATATTCGTCTATATCAGAATATCTAGTTAATTTTTCAGAGTTAAAAATAATTTCTTGTGAGTGTGGTAATGTAGCTATGATGTCTTTATCATAACCCATTTGAATTAATTCAGTTCTTGTCTTAGTAGTTCTATGCGCTACAAAATTTGAATCTTGTATTGTCTTAGCATTTCTTTGTATTAAAAATTCTTCTGGTGGTACGTTTTCAATTTTAACTCTACCTTCGTCAGAACTTCTTCTTATTCTAAGGTTATGTTTTTTTGGTCTTGGTAAATTTAATATTTGACCTTGTTGAGCTGCTATTGCTTCTAATGCTTTAATTTGTTCGTCTTGAGACTCATCTTCTTCTTCTGAGTGTTCTATAACCTCAACGTTTTCATCATTAATAATAGATTGGTAAGAATCTTCATTTAGATCTTGATATGTTTCATGTTCATATTTTTTGCTTTCATCCCAATAAACTTTAACGATACCATTCTTTTCTAAAAGCGCATCTTTGAACCAACTATATAAAATTGTAAAACCTGGATTATCTTTATTAAAAATATAATTAATATAATTTGTAGCTTGGTCAGCAAGAGCAACATCTTCTGCTCTTACCGGTTCGCAAACAACAGTTCTATCTGATGCTGTAAAAATTCTAAGAAGATTTGGAAGTATAGTTTCAATAGTGTCAGCAACGTCAGTAGATACAACTTGAGAACGACCATCTATTTCAGTACCTAGTTTTTCTCCTAAATAATATTCAACAGATTTTTTTCTTTGTTCAGATAATTGTCCACCCAAATAACCTAATGATGAATTTATTTCTGTACTGATAATATTCTTTATTTCTGTATCTGTTAATTTTGCCATATTAGTTCATTGACTTAAAATATTTTTCTAAGAATTTAGAATTTTGTTCTAAAGGATCTTTAGTAATCTTTGCCATATTTTCTATGAATGGATTAAAATTTGAAGGTGGGCTATCTGGATATAAACCCTTATCAATTAAATTTCTTTCTCTTTCATCTAAAAAATTTCGGAACTCATCTTGAGTGCTAATATAAGAGCTTGGGTCTCTGTCTTTAGTTGATTTCATATTAAACAATATAGTTCGTATTTACTTCTATCTTTTTTTTCCAATTTGTCATCTCAATTCCGTAGCCAACTATTCCTGTTCTTAAAGCGTCAGCGGCATGGCTTGCAAAATTGTGTATGGGTCTATTCCTAAAACATTGGTTTAAGTCGTCCCATTTTTTCTGATATGACTTTAAACATTCCATACCATAATGGCATTTGTTTTTGTCAAACCAACAAACAGTTAGAGCTTTTCTTACTGCTTCAATCCCATCTTCTAAAGATAGTTTAGGCGCAACCTCAAATGCTATACCTAATTCTAATGCAGTTTCCAACCTTGATTTACCATAAGCTCCTAATTCTCTAACCTTAATATCATGTGGAGCAATATGTCTTGAATACTTATAACCTTTATTATCAATAATATTTGCGTAGTGGTCTAATCCTTCGCCTGCGTTTTCGTAAAAATCTATTAATCTTATTTCACCTTTGTGTCTTTGGGCAAACCAAATAACAGTAGAATCATTCATTCCTAAATCCCACCATGTTTCAACCGGTAGTTCTTTGTCGTATAAATTATCTATAACCCTACCATTCTTTTCGGCATCCTCAATAATAGATCCGTAATAAGAACCTGTTATTGCTGCTTGGAAAGAACATTCAAACTCTTGGTCAAACAAGTCATCTGACATGATTGACTTTGCTGCCTTTAATTCATCATCGTCTAGTATCTTTGTTTCAGATGCTTTGTGTAATGATGAATACCAACCTTCTGTCTTTTGGGCGTATTGGTATAATTCAAAAAAATAATTTTTACCTTTTGGCGTTCCAATAAAAACGCACCATCCTTTCCTATCTGCCAAAGATGGTCTTATGATTTCAGGAAATAGGTTTGGGGCAATACTTTGTGTTTCATCTAAAATACAACCGTCTAAAAATATACCTCTTAGAGCTTGGTCATTCTCAGCGCCAAGAATTGTAATCCTTGCACCATTTGGAAAGTCAGCTCTTAATTCTGATTCGTTAAACTTAACTCCTGGAATTTTACCACCAAAGGTTTTGATGTAATCCCAAGCTGTTGCTTTACCTTGTTTAAAAGTTGGAGAGATAAATGCGTACCTAGAATTTGGCTTCTTGGTGTACATCGCATCTCTAATCATGTGATTAATACACATCACAGTCTTACCAGCTCTTCGGTGCAAGACCAATACGGAGAATCGGTGCTTAGAGATTTTATCATGCAAAAATTTTTGCAATTCTCTTGGCTTGTATGGAATCTCAAATACTGGCATTTTTAAATAAAACCCCCCTATCCTTAATGGACAGTCATGGGTTTAGCAACTGGTATCTTATCTAGTTCTAGTTCTTCTGTAATGTGTTGGCTAAAGCACCAAGCATCTTCGTAATCTTCAAATCCATTGAACATAACTATTACTGAATTAGTCATATCGTCAACCATTACTAGAGCTTTGTATTTAGGGTTTTTCATTTGGGTTTTTGTAGTTTGTATATGTGTACTTCCCTATCATTTTTAGTAGGGGCGGCAAATAATTTTTGGGGTATGGTCTGTATAAAACCCCCCCTATCTGCTTTGTAGAACGTAAAATGCTAGCTAGCTTGTAGTAATACAACCATTAGTATAGTTCCGATAATTGTTTGTTATCACCAGTTTTAGACAATATCTTGTCAACAGCATAGATATTCTACTTATGGTTGCTAACGATAATTCTGGGTTATCAATAGTAATGCAGTTGTTAGCTTATAAGTTGTGTGTGCAATGTTATGTGTGAGTTTTGCAATTATCCTACAAACAAATCAATCAAATCAACAGCTTTAATTAAAAAACAACTAATAATTAATCCTGCCATTTAATGATTATTGGGTCTTTATTATTACCAGATAAGCTCAAATTATCCTTTTTAGCATATACTTTTGAAGCTATTCTCTCACTCTTCCACTTTGCCAAGTCTAAATATGCTTTAATTAAATGTGTCTGTGCCAAGTCCGGTCTTAAGTTCTTGTCTGTTTCGTTCTGTGATTTATTAATACTTTTGTTTATGTACTCTTCAGCATTAGCTAAAAGATATTCGCAACCGTCTTGCTTAGCTTGCGTATATTTCTCTCTTCGTTCTGGGTATTTGTTTATCCATTGTCTAAAGCATTCCCAAGTTGGGCGCTCTGGTCTCTCTTTAGTATTTAATACTTCTCTTATAGATTGACCTTCTGCCAGCTCCTGACATATTTGGTCAAAAAGTATTTCTGTGTATTTTGTTTTATTTGCCATGTGTGTTCCTATTATGTTCTTGTTGTTAAGTATATTAAAATAATGTGTTTAAGTGTATTGACAGTCTATTTACAATATGATTTACTCCGAATCATTAACAAATAACTACGGAGATAAAAACAATGGGTACTAGATGCAATATAAATATAAAAAACTATACTACTGATATTTGGTTATACAGACACCTTGACGGCTATTTGTCTGAAACTGGATATAACCTTGCTTGTAATTTAATTCATTCTGAAGACGCTCA